ATTGGGAACTTCCAGACTAACGGCATTTTCCATAATTTCAATTATCTTTTTTGCCTGTGCGTCTGATTCAACAGATAGATCTAATTCATCATGAATCTGTATGTGTGCTAGAATTCCTTCCTTGTATAATTCTAACATTGCTTTTTTTGTCATATCGGCTGCACTACCTTGAATAAGTTTATTTAAAGCTTTGTATGTGTAAGCTCTTCTTATCCCTGGTCCGTGTTCCCTGAGTGCATCTTCATGTAACATAGCCTTATGCATACCAAAACTATTTGGTTCCCATAAATGAAAACGGCATAATCGACCAAGAAGTGTACGTATCTGTCCACGTTCCTGTGCACGATTAGAGGCCGAGTTCATTAATTGTTTAACAAAGGGAACTTTCGCATGGTATTGGTCAAACAATTCTCCTGCTTTGTCTTTTGATACTCCTAATTCTGCTTGTAACTTTGCCTTACCCATTCCATAAAACAAACCAAGATTAATTGTCTTTGCTTGAGATCTAGGTATCTTTGCCATGTCAGCGACAGTTTGATGAAAGTCTGTTGATGAATCATTTTCGTATGCATCCACCACATCATATACAGTTGGAAATTTATGTAAGGCTGCATAGTGCACAACTAGTCTTGGTTCTTGTTGTGAATAATCAAAACAACCCCAATGACATTTATCCTCTGGTAAGAACAAAGATCTAATCATAGGTCCAAGATCCTTGTTTCTTGCAGGTAGCTGTTGTAGATTTGGATTGTTATAACTAAACCTACCAGTAACCGTGCCACCTGCATCTGATCTAATTTGATTTATCTCTGCATGTATTCTCTCTTTATGTTCGTATTTAATTATGGTATCAATAAAAGTAGTGTGAGCTTTATTAATTTCTCTAGCTTGTGCTATTTGTTTTACTATGGGATGTGGATGTTCCTGTAAAAAATTTTTTGTAAAGGAAGGTGCTTGTGTTTTTGCAGTTCTGTCATAAGGTAATTTTAATTTGTCAAAGACTTTGGCAATTGATCTTGCTGCCCATATTTGAACGTCTATGTTACTTTCTTTTTTTATTTGTGACAGCAACAATTTTTCTTGGTATTCTAGGTCTTGCTTTAATTTATGAGCTCTTTCAACGTCCACTCTCACCCCAAGAAATCGCATGTCTACCAAACAAGGAAACAGATCTGTCTCGAGATTAAAAATAGATTCTACATCTTGATAGATAATTTCTTTTTTAAAAATCTGCCACAGCTCTAATGTTAGTTCTGCATCTTTTTCTGCATATGCGCCAACTTCCATTGCAGGTAGTTGCCATAGATCCGCCTTAGGATCTAATCCTCTTGACTTTGCGGCTTCGTTTAATGCAACTTCAGACTTACCAAAACCAAGATAGTCCCAAGACAAACTATTGAGATCATATTTAAATCTATTCTCATCTATGAGACTAGCAGCTATCATTGTATCTACCACTAAACCATTGATTTTTATACCTAATTTACGTATCCAACATACGTCATACATAGCGTTATGAAATATTTTTGTGGCATCAGATGCGCAGATATCTTTAAACCATTCTAAAGTTTTTTTTCTATCCATGTTTGGCCCTGATCCGTGAGCAATAGGAAAATAAAATTTACGACCTGGTACAGCAACAGCGATACCAACCACCTCACCTAAACCAATAACAGAACCTGATCCTCTTGTTTTAAGTTCAGGATCTCTTGTTTCTAAGTCGATTGCGATCTCATCATAAGATCTTAGATCTGGATATTCTTCTGGTTCAATCCACTCTGTCTGTGCTTCAAATATTGGTATCTTCATTCATTACCTTTTTGATTGCGAGTCCGAATTCTCTTGCGATCTGTGGGACGATTGCGTTTCCGAGGGCTTTGATTCTGTTGGATCTGTCTTTGTCCAATTCATAGGAAATCCCATTAGGAACTCCACAAATGTTGGATTCAATTTGCCACCAGGTTTCTTTTCCAGGTACAACATTGCGTCCGATAGTTTCGATCCGTACGTTATCCCTGATCCCTTCCTCCTCGACACAAAACCTCCAGACTTTGTTCTCTCCACCATGTGTGATTGTTGTCCTCCTTCCTCGCAAACTCTCGTTGGTGTTGGGTACATTTTCACTGCTGCTGTTAGATTGTGTTGAGCCGCTGCTTTCATTCCTTTTCTCTTGATTAATGTTTCTGGATTCTCCTGTCCCGATGACCTCGGTGTTGGGTACATCTTCACTTCCTCTTGAACTGCTACTGTCAATGGTTTCCCTCCTTGCTTGTATTTCTTCGTTCTCTCCGATGCTGAGTCTTGTGTCGGTGTTGGATACATCTTCACCACTTGATTGAGAGGTGGCTTCTGTCCTCCTCCCGGATGTGGTTTCCGTGGTTTGTTGATCTCGTTCGAATCGAATGTTGTTGGTGTCGGAAACGATTGTTTCTTTGATCGAAGATGTTTCTCTACATCCCTCATATCCGTTATCGGTTTTCCGTATTGAACTTGCTCCGATAGACCTCCCGGTGGTACTGTTTTTCTCCCCATCTTTTCTCTCATTTCTATTCTTTTCTTCATTGCATCTGGACTCCGCTGCGAGTAATCCGTTGTGCTGGGAGTGAGCCACAATCCAGACTCTGTACCTTTGGTGCCAAGCACCGATGCCTGAAGCTGGAATAAGGAAACATTGGACTTCGAAACCTTCACTTTCCAATTGGTCTTGCACCTGTCTGAGTACCATGCCGTTTTGGAGGTTAATAATTCCTTGCACATTCTCCCCAATAACGAATTCGGGTTTGATCTCCCTAATGAGTCTAAGCATTTCTGGCCAGAGATAGCGGTCATCGTTTGTACCTTTTTGTTTTCCTGCGACGCTGAAGGGTTGACATGGGAACCCTCCCACAACGACATCTGCTGAGTATTCTTTTCCTTCGACATTTTTTATATCCTCCTCTATTGGTATGTTAGGAAAGTTCTTACGTAGAACCTTCTGACAGTATTTATCTTTTTCGACAAATTTTACAGTTTCAAAAAATCCAGTAGAGTCTAAGCCTAAAGCAAATCCTCCTATACCTGAAAATAAATCAAGAACTTTTAGTTTTCTTTCCATCTTTCAACTTTTTTATTTCTAATTGACAATAATGTATTATCTTTTCTAAGTCTTGTATACCGTTTTTATTTTTATAACGGCAAACATATTTCACAACATTGCCTTGAAAGAACGAAAGATCATTCTTTGAAATAAATTCATACGGCTGTATGTGAAAAGATTTATAATGAGATCCCCCAATTTGTTTATCTTGTGGAAAAGCTTCTTCAAATATATCTTTAGATGTCATAACCCCTTTCTGTTTTTGCATAAATTATATTTAACTCTTTCTTAGCTCTAGTAACACCAACATAAAATAACCTATGTTCATCATCAGGGTTATCTAAATACTTATAGTATGCTGCATTACTTAAATCAGTTATCAAAACTACGTTATCTCTTTCATTACCTTTTACCCCATGAATAGTTGATATTTTAATTCTAGGGTCTTTAGATAAATCCTCTCCTTTTTTAATTAATTTCTGTATCTTACTTATTTCATGATCTCCTAAATCATCAAAAGCAATATACCACTCATCGTCAGTTTTTAAACCATATTTTTCTTTTAAAGTATCCATGTCATAAAAATCTTCTTTAGACATGTGTTTCATACTTTTTAAGTCTACATTTTTAGACATTTTATTAGTTATCTTTTTATAATCATTATAATGTAGAGGGATGCCTTCTCTTAATTTATTCCAATTTTCTATTAAAGAATAAATGTTCTTAACTCTTGGAGTTGAATTTCTACGTTGAAAATAAAAGTCATTTTGATCTAGATAATAAGCTATTTTTTCTAGAAATAAATTTGTTCTAGCCAATATCAACCATTCTCCTTCTGATAAGTCTACCTTATCTATTTCCCAATGATATTTAACTTCTCCCAAGTCTTCTTTTGGAACCCAATTCTTTTCTACTCTGTTCTTAACTTTTTTAATAATATTGTTTGCAACATTAAATATTTTTTGAGGCACCCTATAAGATTGTTGAAGAATAACTTTTTCTCCTTCAAGATTAATAAAACTATCTGCGTCTGCACCATTCCATTTGTAAATAGCTTGGTCATCATCGCCTGCAATAATAGATTGTTTAGAATTTTTTTCTAATTTCTTAACGATGTCCCATTGTATTAAACTCAAGTCTTGTGCTTCATCTACAAATATGACTTCAAACTTTGGACTTTCTCCTTTGTCTAAAAATTTTTCAAGCATATCAATATAATCAATTAATCCTTTTTGTTTTTTGTAACGATATAATTCTTTATTAATTATATCTAACTTATCGTATGTAAGGTTATAGCTATTACCGTTTTGATTATATAAATCTATTGGAGACATTCTTTTATTTCTAGCTAAACTAATTAAAGAAATATAAGGATCCTTAGAATGCAATACACCTTCGTGGTCATGATCATATCTAATACCTTCAAACTCTATCTGTAGATCTCTACCTAAGTCTCTATAATCTTTTTCTTGCATTACATTTTCTTTCTTCAGTCCTAATATATTAAAACAAAATGAGTGAAGAGTTCTAAAATATGGTAAGTCTTTTTCTGTTAAATTAAACTTATCCATAGCTCTACTCTTACCCTCTTGTGCAGCGTTTCTTGAAAACGTAAAATAACCTATCTTACTTGGTTCAACTTTTTGTAATACTTTCTCTAGTTCATTCATTAAATAGTAAGTTTTGCCTGTACCCGGTGGTCCGTAAATTATCTTTCTCATTAGTAATTATCCTTGCTAAAAGTTTTTTGTTTATATGTTTGTGTTTTTTTATCAAACCTAGCTACTACAAAGACTGAGAGTTTAGTTTTACCAACTCTTTTTGTAAAACAATGTAAGTGATCTTTTAACATCTGTGATGTTCTTTGATACTGCACTTTCCAATGTCTACGAGATAGATATTGATGAAAAAAATTGTCGAATACAAAGTAATGATATTCATCCTTTGTATATGTCCCACCGTTTTTAAGATCTTCAAAGTCATCTTTCTTAACTCTATTCAAACAGTAGTCTTCTAAATAATTTTTAAGTATGTCCTTGGTTCCTGTTCCCTCAGCTGGCTCCGTTATCTCTGCGCCTTCTAATAAAATATTAGTCTTTTGTTTCCATTCGTTTGTCTTTAATGTTGGTGGATTAAATCTAAGTTGCTTGACACATTCTTCTTGAAATAAGGCTTGATTAGTTAAATGTTTTGCAGAGTCTAAATATAATCTATCTCCATCTACATTCATGTAATAATATGGCTCCTCTAAATTAACGACTTGTAAATCTGTTAAATTAGGAAACACAGCTTCTTGTCCAATACCAAACTTTCTTGTTTTACATAATTTTTTATCACATAGACTACACATTGGTTGGTCATTACATTTATAACCCCAATCTTTTTTGTCATGTTGTTTAGTAATTATGTTTACTTCTGTATCAGACAATGGTTGTTCCATCGCACTTTCATTAAATATAACTATCTTTGATTTCCAATTCTGTGGCCATTTAGACTTAGCATATACACCATAATGAAATAGAGCATTATTCCTACCACCCTCACCAACTCTGTTTTGCATCATTAATTCAATACATGGTGGTCCATCACTATATTCTGATTTTGGTCTTTCTACTTTTATTGTTTCAATATCTATAACTTTTGTATCTTCATACAAATTAAAAAAACCATCTAGTGTAACAGCATTTCCATCTTTATCAAAAGCATATCTTGTTGTTCTATCACCATTAAAGTATGGTAAATTTAAAAAATTTCCTGTATCATCTTTAGATTTTAATTCACGTTGTTTTGGAAAAACTTCTGATCCACCATAACCTAATACAGATCTAATCTCATTTAACTTATCTTGCATCAGTGCAGCAGATACATAATCAGATGTGAATAAAAATACGTGTGCACCACCTGACTTAGATCTAAATACTATTAGTGGTAAATTTAAATTTTGAATTTTGTTTATTAATTGTTTGTGATCAAATCCAGCATAAGAATCTATATCTATGCAACCCCATTTACATTTGTTTTCATCATTGATTGGTATGACACCTAAACTATCTGTGCCTTCTAAATGTTTTTGCCATAACTCATCTGTAACAGGTTCTCGTTTGACAAATGATTTACCTTTTATTTTTGTTCCATTACTAATAGACTCTGTAACTTTAGTGACACCATGAGCACGATCTAATCCTTCAAATATTTCTGTAAACTTTCTAATATTTTCCATAGCTTTTTTAAGTGGGCGGATCCACGCTAGCTTAACCGCCCACTACCTAGGATTCTAGTAGTTTGAAGAACCTTGTTTTATTGGTTCATCTGAGCTATGTTTAGCCTCAATCTCACCCTTACCTACACTAATAGCGAAACTCTTAGCCATGTCGTAGATACCTTTGTCTGTGACAGGACCAACTTTTTCTACATCCCAACCAAACCATGTTCCTTTGTCATTAGACATTTGAACAGTCTTTAGTTTATAAATGTGACTATAAGTAGGCGGAGTAAACAAACCGTTTTTACCCTGCATTTTTAAACCCATCATCATTGAATTCCATTTTCTACTAACCTTTAATTGAGTAGACTTCATAGAAATCAAAGCAGATTGTGGGGTATCACCTAGCTGCAACACAAAGTGATTCGCAGTGTTATCAAGATAGTTACCATTTGGTAATCTATCTTTGTACGATTTGTCCCTAGTGGTTTGACTAATTATATCACTGTCTGCTTCATGTATTGCTACAGGAGCACCAGTGCTTTGTCCTCGATCTTGCCATTCGAT